CGGGGCTGTTCAACGGGGCCGCGCCGAGATCGGTCATCACCTGCGCGACGGTGAGATCGATGGGCGACGCCGACGATCCGGTATTGTTGCCCTTGTAGGTGTGCGCGGGCATCTGCCCGAGCTTGCCGTTGGCAATGCCGTTGTTGTTGATGCCGATGACCACCGCGCCGCTCGGCGCGCTGGCGTTCAAGCCATCGGTCGCCGCGATCGACGTGACGCCGGACGACACCGCGCTGATCGCGGACTGCACGAACGCGGTGGTGGCGATCTTGGTGCTGTTGTCGGTGGCGGGAGTGACGGTGGGCGCGGTCGGGCTGCCGGTCAGCGCGGGCGAGTTGATCGGCGCGAATGCCCCCGGCCCGCCGATCGGGATGACGGTGGTGGCGCTGCCGCCCGTGCCGCCCGTGCCCTTGCCGTAGTACAGGATATCTTCAACCTCGTTGTAGGCGATCTCGGCATTGGCCAGCGACGCGGGAGCGCCCGGCGCGCCCGCCGTGCGACGCTTGATGCGAATGACATCGGCCATGGATCAGTCCTCAGAAGTTGCCACCATCCAACACGTCACCCGTGACCGCGAGCGCGCGCACCCACGTGTGCAAGGTGCCGCCGCTGTCGGTCTTGCGGCCGTACAGTTGGTTGTCGTTCGGCGGTTCATCGATCATGCCGCCGGGCGGACCCGGCGGCCCGGCCGGGCCTTCCGGGCCTTCAAGTCCGGGCTCGCCCGCGACGTTGACGTTCCACGCCGCCCAGGTGCCGAAGCCGCTGACAAGATCGGCGGTCAGCGTGAGGTTGACGCCATCGAAGGCGGTGACGATGCCCTCGATCCAGGCGTCGTCCGGCACGTCTTGGGAGGCGATCCGGACGCGAAAGCCAGGCATGAAGCCGAGCCCGGCTTCATTGAGCTTGAAGACGTAGCTCGTGCCCGGCCCGCCGATCTGCGGATTAGCGGGCGTGCTGCTGGTCGCCGCGACGATCGGGCCAGCCGGGGCATACGGCGCAGCCACCACCACCGCATCGGTCGGCTTCTCGGTTTCGATGCTGCGAACGACCATCGCTCATTGCTCTACCGCGTCACGCCTTCGGTGATCACCACCGTCAACTCCATCGCCTTGCGCTGATACTCGCCGTTGCGCGCCACGATGTCGGCGATGTAGTTGCCCGCCGTGATCATCTTCATTTCGTCCACCGACACGTCGAGCAACAGAAACCCGTAGTTCGGGAACGCGCCGATGGCGAGTTGATGATTGTCGGTGGTGGCATGGATCAGCACTTCGTGGTCATCGCGCGAGCGCCGCAATTCCATCTCGAACGCAATGCCGCGCAAGTCCAGTTGCGGCATGCCGTCCACAATGCCGCTGCCGTCGTCCACCACGTACTTGAACGACTCGATCCAGTCCTGATTGTTCGCGGTCTCGATCGAGACAAAGGCGAGCGGCAGCGCCAAGATGTTGGACACGGCGTCATCCCCGTTTAGAAGCGCGCGACGAAAGCGTCCCACGCCGCATTCCACGGCGGCCACTTCACGTCTTGATACCATTCGTCGTCCTTGGCCGTGATCATGGCATCGCTCGACCCGAGCATGCTGGCCGGGTCGCGCGTGGCCGCGCCGATCCACGCCCAAATCGCGCTCGCGCTGTCCATGTCGGATTGCTCCGCTGGCGTCGCCGGGCGCGCTGGCGATTGCGTCATGCGGTCCATCTGGATGTCGTTGATGTGCGTCGTGATGTTGCGTTGTGCCTGATCGCTCACTTTCTTGGTGATGCGGCGGCGACATTCGAGCTTGCACGAGTCGGATCGAATCTGATCGGTGATGGTGGGCGGGTTGAAACCGTCCGGAATTTGCTCGCCGTTCGGCCCGGTCAGATACTTCAACGTCGGTGATGGCCCACCGTAATCGCACAGCACGAACGCGCCGACGCCATAGATTTTGACCGGATCGATGGCGATCTGATCGTCGCCGTGGGTGGCCATCACGACGGTCGGTGGCTTGCAGATGTAGAGCGGCATGACTGCCCCCTTTATGCGGCGATGAAGGAATTGCCGTTGCCGTTGGTATTCTTGGTCGGCGAGAATTGCGCGGCGGCGTTGGTGTAGCCGCCCGCATAGATGGTCGAGTTGATCGAGGCGGTGAAGTCGCCCGCCGCACAGTTGGCCGTGGCCCAATTCGGCGAGTTGGCATCCGACCCGACCGACACGTTGAAGCCCTGATAGGCGTTGCTGATATTGCCGCCGTCGCCTCGGAACGAGCCCGACGACGTGACGTAAACGCCGATATACTGCACCCAATACACGAACAGCTTGTTCGCGTTCATGGTGCTCGATCCGTACAGCGACACGCCGCCGTAGCAGCCATAGATCGCGGGCCAGTCGGCGTCGGTGGCGAGATTGATCTGCGCCTGATTGCCCGCCGCGATACCCCACGAGTAGCACTGCGCCACCACGAACGCGGTGTTGGGGTCCGCGCCCGAGCCGAACGACATCGACGTGCTGTCCGACATATTCCAGCCGCTGAGAAACGCGCCGACACAGTAGACGTTGCGGCCGGTGATGGTGGTCGAGTTGTACGCCGCCCAACACGAAGACCAGTTGCACACCGCCACGGTGTCCACATAGATGGTCGAGCAATCATAGGCATAGAAGCCGTTGCAGTTGTTGGCGATGGCCCCCGGCCCGCTGATCAGCAGGTTCTTGAAGTTGGCGCGCGTGCCGTCGAATTGGAATCCGCTCGTGCCGGTGAAGTGGATTTCGGTTTGGAACGCGGTCCTGAGCATGGCGACGTTGGTCACCATATCGGCGGCGATGTTGGCGTTGGCGCTGCCGTTGACCACGAAGTTCGGCCGCTTCGGCACGAAATTCATGCCCGCGCCTTCGATGTAGAGCCGGTCGCCGTCCGGATGTGCAATGGTGATCGGCGCATTGTAATTGTGCTGGACGGGCGAGCCGGTGGCCTGCCCTTGCATCACCAAGTGGATCGCGCCCGTGCGCGCGATGCGGCGGCGCGAGGCCCAATCGAGCGCTTGGTAGAGATCGGAAAAGTCCGGCGTCGGCGACGCGTTCGGGCCGACGATGAAATTGGCGCTGGCCTGAATGATGGCGCGGTCGATGGGCGACAGCATGATGAAGCTCGCGCCGTCATACCGCACCAAGATCGTCATGTTCGGCATGATGTCACCGATCGCCAAGTCCTGGCCGGTCGGCAACTTCAACGGATGGACGCCGAGCGCATTGAGATTGACATCAACCGGCCCGGTGTTGCGGTTCTTCACATAGATCGCAAATTCCTGCCCGGCGGCGTAGGCGGTCGGCGCGATCAGCGGCGTGCCGATGATGTGATTGACGGTGCCGACATCGACCACCCAATCCGCGCCGTTGTACCAGCCGGTGCCGGTGATGGTTTGGTTGCTCGTGCCCGAGACCAGTTGGAAATAGGTGCCGTCGTGCACGAGAACGGCGATGCCGCCTTGCCGAAGCTCGCCCGCGTAAAGCTGCGAGCCGTCTTTTTTCACGATTTGCTGCGTGGGTAATCCGTTGATGCGAATCGTTGACGCGCCCGTGTTGTCCTGCGCGACGATGACGCGCACTTCCAAGCCCGAGCCGTAAGCGTCGAGCGGCGGATCGAGCGCGACCGACAGCGAGTTCGCCGAGCCGGTATCGACGCCGAATTGGTACAGCGCGCGGCGCGCGCCTTTCGTCAACTGGTAGAGATCGGCGTTGGACGGATTGATGCCGCCTTTCTTGATCAGGTTGACGATTTCACGCTGCGGATACTCGATCGCTTGCGCGGGCGGGATCGACCCTTTGATACCTTGTGCCGGATTGCCGTTGATGTAACCGGCGTTGGGGTCGGAGACGCCATACGGTGCCTGATAGTCCATGACCGAATCCTTCCTTACGGCGTGCCCGCCATGGGATCACCGCCCTCAAAGCTGTAGTTGAAGGCCATGCGCGTGTGCGCCGGTTTCCAGCGCTGCAACAAGCAATCGATCGGCGACTGCGTGATGATTTCGAGATGATGGTGGACGCCGCATTGCGAGTACGGCGTGCCGACGCGAAACCATTCGAGCACTGCCGTGTCCGCTTCGGTGAACCACACGAAACGGTTTTCCGGCGCGCCGAGATACCAGCGATAAAGCCCGGTCTGATCGTATTCGTAGCGGGTGTCGCCGACTTCGCTGATCCCGCACTGGAACGGCGACCACTCGCTGATGTGAATTTCGTGCCCCACCCACGCCGACATCTTCTCGAAGAACGCGCGCGACTGGCCGCCGAGCAACGTCATCTTGAAGACCAGCATCTTGCGGCGGTCTTCTTCGCTTTGCGTCTCGGGGAAGCACGGATCGGGCAAGCCCCAGGCGCGCTCCCAATCGCTCAGCAGGCCGGGATAGGGTCCGTACTGATTCGGCGCATCGGTGGTCTTGCGCGGATCGCTCTCGATTTCCAACAGGTCGGCCGCGCGGCCGTCCACGAAGCCCCACGTATACGCGAGACCAAGTAATCCGTTGACTTGCGTGCTGCCGGGCTCGCGCGGCCATGCCTGCCCGTGCGGCAGGAAGGTGAGAAATTCCACGCCGTAGCTGTCGCCGTCACGTCGCACATGACGGTCGCGCGCCAGCAATTCCCGCAATGTGGGATCATTGACCGTTGACGTGACTGGCACGCTTTCGCCCCACTGCCAACGGCGCAGAGACGATGCCGTTGTAGGTAATGTCGCCGAGCGTCGCCATGTGCCCGATGCTCGGCATCACGTCGTCTTCAGTGCTGACAAGATCGAACGAGATGACGTTGGGCACGTTCATGATCGCCCACGACTTCCACGCCGCATAGATCGTCTGTCCCGGCGCGGCCTTGGTCAGCAGCATGTCGAGCAACGATTCCTCGATCGCCGCGCGGATGGCCGTGGTGTCGGGATTGAGATTGTCGATCGCGACATCGATCGGCTGCGGGATCGGGCCGAACACGTAGATGTCCTTCACCGACACCGGCCGCCGGTAATCGATGTAGGCCGCCACCGTCTCGATATCGCTCTGGAACGGAAAGCCGCCGTTGTCGGCGCGCAAGTCGTCCATCATGAAGCGCACGGTAACGGTGCCAAGGTCTTCGCTCGCGGCCCATGCCCGCGTCACGCCCGGCACCGCCAACGCCCACGCGACGTAATCGTACTGCGCGCCACCCATCGGTGGCTCGCGGATGCGCTGCAAGACGCGAATGCGCAGATCGTCGTCGTTCTCGGTGTCGGTGCCGGTTTGCAGCGTCTCGACGAAGCCGTTCTGATCGACGCCCGGCGGCAGGTTGACGATCGACAGTCCGGCCCCCACCGGCAGGTTGCCGCCGCTGCCGGGATCGAGCGCGCGGATCGGCGCAGTCGTGGGCGCGCCGCCTTCCGCCATGGTGATCGATTCCAAGGTCTCGTATTGCGCCTGCGTGCCGGAATAGCCGAGCATGCTGTATTGCGGCAGTACCGAGCCCTGGTCGCCCGTGAAAGCAGCGGTGCCGGTCGAGAGCGTCGCCATCTTGCGGCCGGTCGAGCCGTCCGCGTTGACCAGCCAAATGTCACCGTGGCGATCGAGCCATTGCGTCTCGGCGGTGTCGGGCAAGAGTTGCAGCGCCAGCCAATCGATGTACTGCAACACCGCGTGGCAGAGTGCGCCCTGATTGTCCGACAGCACGCGAAGCACGCTGTTCGGCACCAACGCGTCTGCGCCCGGCAGCTTGGCCCGGATGGAGTCGCGCACCATGGCGCGCGTTTCGGCGAGCGTAGGCGTTACCCACGGCATGTCGGAACCGCTGTTTAGAAGGTTCTAAAGAGGATTTTCGGGGATGCCGATGTCATACCGGCTGTCGATCGCCACCATCCCTTCCCACAGGATGGCGTAGCGCAACTCGATTTCCACGATCGGGCCGCGATAGATTCGGATCAGCGCATCAATGCGCTCCTTGCCGACGCGCGTGGCCTCGACATCGAAGCGCGAGCCGATGCGGCGGTCGATGAACGGCTGGATCGCTTCGCGGATGTATTGCTCGACCCGCACCGTGGTTGCGCCCCGGCGCGAGCCCGCGTCCTCGATCTTGTCGCGTTGCAACAGCCACAGCCGCGAGCCGAGCGTCCAGCCGTCCCAAATCTCTTCGGCCTGATAGTCGCCCCACCATCCGCGCCGGTCGGTGTCGTCGGGATCGGGTAGAATGTCGCCCGGTTGCGCCAGCGCATCGGTGCCGAGCGCCACCACGATCGCCGTCGCCAGCGCCTGCGTGGTGTCGAGCGTGCCGTCGCCCAACAGATTCCAATCGATCTGCACCACGCCCTGGCCGGGGAAGAGCGTGTTTTGGAGAAGCCGGATGTCGGGCATGTCACTTCATGGTGTAGAGGCTGAGACCCCACGCGATCAGGAAGATTCCGATCGCGATAGCGACGATCCACAAGCCGCGCCGGGCGTCGCGGCTCACGCCAGCAACTGCGCAGGCATGGCGTGGATGCCAAGCAAATGCTGGCCGAACAGCAGATTAGCGGCGGCGATCAGCAGGCCGATCAGCACGATGGCCCCGATGACGTACTTGACCGGCGTCACCCATGGCCCACCGCCCATCTGCGGCCCGAGCCAATCGAGCACAAGATTGACGATGTAGAGGATGACCACGGCAACAATCACCGCCACCGCGAACCATACGATGCCCAACGGCGACACCGTGACCCCGCCCGCGATGCCGAACACCGCTGCGATGGTCACGACCAGGGCGATCAACAGCAGCGCGCCGATCGCGATCTTCGCGATCTTGGCGAAGAACGCGTCCGGCGCGACTTTATCGATCGAGGCGAAGAAGATGCCGCCCGCCGCCAGAATGGCGATGATGTTCACCACGAATTGCACCAAGCCAGAACCTGTCATGGCAACCTCCCTTTATGGTGCGGGCGCGGGCCATCCCGCCGTCACGTCATAGGCGATGACGGCGGCGATGGTGGTCAGCGCATTCACTGCGTTCTTCTTGCTGCACTGGACGGTCAACAGGCTCGATCGCCGCGACGCGATCAGGCCCATGATCCCGGAGATTTCCGCGATCGACACCGTGACCGGCGAGGTAAGCTCGACCGGCGTCCACGGGATGCCTGCGGTGAACGGATCGGGCGGCGCGAC